CGAAGAGAAGTATGAAGAGAATCTTGAAGAGGTTCAGAGTAGCACAAGTGGACTTTCCGATGAGAAAATGGAAAGTATTGCTCTTCGCTTTACTCGGTCTTCCGAGGTTGCTGATAGCCGGATGCCAACCGAGGAGATTGAAGTTCTAACCATCGGGCATGGCGGTGTCCGGAGTTGGAATAAGTACGATGATAACGGGAACGTTGTGGGCGAGCATGATGTTCTCGTTGCATACGGTCTTGTTGAGAAGGAAGAACAGCCGCACGTCTCTGTTATCCTCTTCGATGAGGAAGATGGAATCGAGATTCCGTTTGTGTACGATGTGTTCTCTGAAATGGGTAACATCGTTACCGGAGAATTCTCGGTTTCGGAATCTGATATCGAACGGCATCTTGTGCTGAATTCCTCTTCCGGTACTGAAGTTTCCGTTCAGGAACCGCCGAACCGTGATGCTATGGTTTCTGAAATTCGGAATGTTATCCCGGAGTTTAAAATCGAGAACATTGCTGATAACATGAGTGCGACGGAAGTTAGCGATAACGGGGATGAGTATCCTGTTGACTTTGGAGTTGATCTGAAGATGATTGAGGCTGATATCTACGATGCCTACAAGAGTAATGACTTTGGCATCTATACACTCCGTGATGAAACTGTCTTCGATGATGAAGACATTGCCGATTCGCCCATCTATGATGAAGAGTCACGTACTCCCGGCCTAACGTGTTGGACTGATCCTGAAATGATGGAGTACGGTAATGGTTCTGTGTGTGAATTCTTCGGTACTGTCACGCAGAATGATGATGGGCAGATTCAGATGAACGCCGTTGCTGTCAATCCCATCTTTGCCCAAGACTTTGATGGAACAGTTGACACCACGGGTTCTTCTGATTCGGATGAAGAAGTTGAAACCGACGCCGACCGAATGGAGATTTAAACATGGGATGGTCAGATAAAGCGCAAGAGGCTGATGATGAGCTTTCGTTTGAAGAGGCTGTAGAGAGTAATGAACTTGAAACTCTAAGCCCCACCGAGATTGTCGATGAGATTGATGGTGTTGAAGATGTTGACTTGCTTGAACAAGCGCATGAGTCCGATTCCCGGAAGTCGGTTTGTGAGAAATACCGGGAACGTATTGATGAGCTAGAAGCAGAGGAAGAACTAGATGAGGTGGAAGATGAAGTTCCTGATATCGAATCTATGGGGACTGATGATCCTTCCGAAACTGATACCGACTCTGTTCCGGAGACAGAAAATGATGGTAGTTCATCGGCATTAGACCTTGACCGTCTAGCTCCAAATGCTATGGATGTGTCTGATGCCGCTAATAAGGAGCATACGTGGAAGATGATGATTTGGGGCGGTGAAGGTATGGGTAAGACACACTTTGCATATACCATGCCTGAGCCAATCATGCTTGTTGATACAGAGAACAAAGCAGAGGATATTGCTTCCAAGTTCTCTGATAAACAAGTCAAGATTTGGCAACCTAAGTCTTTCACCGAAGCTTGTGAAGCAGTTGAACAAGCACTTGATGTGCTTGAACAATGGGAAGCAGAGACGGGGGACACCGGTACGCTTGTCATTGATAGTATGTCTGTGATGTGGGAGTGGTCACAGTACAAATACATTGATGATTACTACCCCAATACTGCTCCTGAGGATGCTAATATGGATCTTCAGGATTGGGGTAAAATCAAGGACTATCACAATGAGACGTTCCGGAAACCCATTGAGGAATGTGATTTCCACGTCTGTTGGACCGAAATGCAGAAGGATGATGTTGGGGCTAAGATTCAGGAGGGTCTTGAAAAGACTCCTGTTAAACCGGCAGGCGAAACTAACAACAAGTACAAGGTAAACGATATCATCCAACTTCAACTCGATGAAGAAGGTGTTCCTACCGGTTTCCAACGGAAGAGTGGTCGAAACAGATTCAAGTATCTCGGTCTTACGCGCCCCACGTTTGAGAAACACAAAGAAATCACAGAGGCAATTGAACAGGCAGAAGCGAGCGGTGTGGATTCGGAACTTGAGCTACGTTCCGAAATTGAGGTACCGTATGAGCTAAACTTTACTGAAGGAAATACAATGGAGATTCATGAATAACAAAAACCGAATTATGGTCAAGTTTGCGACCGTTGAGTTTCACGATATCAACTCAGATGAAGATGATGTTGTATCCGTAAAGGATAAGTTGGAAGACGGTGTAGTTGAGGTTGTGCATCAAGATGGTAACAAATACGACCTTTACAAGCCCGAACAATAATGACTGAAGATTTAGAACACCGAGCGTCGTTTACCGTTGATACGGGCGACGTTTACAAGCTTATCAATCATGCCACCGCCCCACTTGAAGATAGGTACAAAGAGGTTTACTTGAACATCTTTGGTGGTGGGATTCGTAGCATTGCTAACGCCGGAGAGTCGATTACTTCTTACTGTACGTTCCGAGAAGAATTCCTAAATGATCTTACGCTAAGTGATGGTGTCGATGAGGATGCTGGTACAGAGGCTATTATTGATGCTGAAGAGATGAGACAGTATCTCGATTTCGTTGGTGGTGAAAGTGTTACTGTTTCGTTCTTCGGAAATGGTGATGATAGGCTTTCCTCTGTGATGGAGCTAGATGGAGAGCTTACTGCTACCATCTATATTCCAACGAGTAACAGTTACCTTGAGTCTATGTTACTCTCCGTTACTCAGTTGTACGATGAACGTGATAGGTGGACTAAGCAGAGTAGTGGTGAGCCTATGACTACTGACTTCACCGTTGATACGTCTGAATTGAACCGTATCGTTCGTGCAAAGGAGTTTGATGAATTTTCCCTCAATAGTTACCCGGTTACTATTGAAGATGGAGAACTTGTGCTTGAGGCAACTGATGAGAACCAACGTAACACTCTCACGGGCGCTCTAAACGCACACTCTGTTGATGGGCCGGATGTATCGAATACGTATTCTCGCGGCTTTGCAGAGCTATTCGGGTCTATTGATGGGACTGTGGAGGTTATGACTGAACAGGATCATCCTCTGTCTGTTGTTTACGATGAGTCCGGTATGACTTGTCGTTACGCTCTTCTCCCGACTGCGTAACCCTTTTACCCTCTAATCTTGTATCGTGGAGTAAGGATGGATACTGCCTCACAGATTCTATACAATGGGTTTCCTCGTTCAGTAGCCGCTTCAAAGAACGGAGAAATGAGGCAGTTTTATATACACTCTGAAAAGTCATTTGACTCCTTTTTCAAAAAAGTCAGACCCGACAAAAACGTTTACTGTTCTACTTGTCGTTTCCGTTCTGATATGCGTCCTGTTCTCTCTTCTATTTTCTTTGATTTTGATAGTGCCAAAAAAGACTCTGCTTTTTCTAACGTCTCTTCTGATAGGATGAAAATACAGCGAATGAGAGAGGATTCTGACCTTCTACATCACGTTCTTGGTTCTGTTTGGGAAGACGTAGAAAGTATTGTTCAATATGCAGATGAGGAAGGGATACCGACACTTACAGTTTTCTCGGGTCTTGGTTTTCACACATATCTTCTCTACGAAGAAGAGGTTAATCCTGTCCGTAAGAAAGTTTCTACATCTAATATGCTGGTTGATGAATGTGACTTGGATACACACGATAGGAAAGTAATTACTGATGTTAGGAGGATTCTACGTGTTCCAAACGCACAAAGGATAGATACAGAAAACGGTGAAGCTGTTTCTTGCGGTGTTTGGACCATCCCGCTAACTACGTCTGATGTACTTTGTATGACGTTGGATGAAGTGTTTAAAGAATCTACTTCCCCACGTAAAATAGATTATTCCGAAAAGTACGACATGGGTAACAGGCCAAGTATGAATTTATATGAAGACTATGAGAAGACTGACTTGGAAAACGCACCTGTGAAAGAAGTTGAAAGCCGGGACATTAGCTCTGAGGTTGACTCATATGCAGAGATGATCGTAGATAACGCTATACATATGCCTTGTGTGCGAGAAAGAATAAAACAAAGTAATCCCGACCACCATATTCGCCTCAACTTTGCTATCCATATGCTTAATGCTGGCTTCTCCGTGAACGAGATAGTTGAAGTTGCGAGGGGACTGAATTGGATTGATTTCAAGTCCGACTTAACGAGAAAGTTTGTCAAGCAAGCTAAAAAGAAAAGATATTCTGAATATTCTTGTAGCACTATGATGAAGCGTGGGTTTTGTACAAGAACAGACGACCCCGAGAGTTGTGAAACTTATTCTTGGACCTCCGGTGAGACGAAATTTTAAACTAAAATCACGAAACTTTTAAGTATTTTTAGATATAAGTTTACAATAGCCTGCATCTGGTCACTAACGCGAAAATCAACCCCGGTAGCGTTATACTGATGCTATATGGATGAAGCAGGGGTTTTTGGGGTTTCTTCCTGTGGACTGACGGGCTAATTTTTACAAACGAAGTATTTATAACCCTCCAAGTTTAAGAATAAGCTGTAAACTATGTCAAAGGTTGTCTGTTTGTGGAAGATTCCAAACAAAGATGTTGAGGGCGAAGAAGACCCGTATGGTGAGTTAGACATTTATCCCCGTGGGGAGCTTCTTGGAATCTATCAGTCTGAAGAAGCGGCTGTTCGTGATAGAGAATGGATTAACAATGAACGTTCAGACTTATATTCTGGTGAAGAAAAACGTCCGTGGACTATGATGATTGATTTTCAGCATATCATTGATTCGGACGATGTTAGTACGAGAGGTAAGTCTTATAACGACGGAGAGGCAATCAAAGAGTGAATGATTCAAAACGAGGTTTGGGTTGAACGGTTTCGTCCTGAATCGCTCACAGAAGTTATCGGACACGACAAGACGATTGCCCGGCTTCAGGATTGGGTAGATGATGATTCGATGCCTAACCTTCTCCTTCACGGACCCGCTGGTACGGGGAAGACGGCAACTGCTGTTGCTTTTGCTAAGGACAAGTACGGTGATAGATGGTCCTCTAACTTGATCGAGATGAACGCAAGTGATGAACGTGGCATAGATGTTGTTCGTGACCGGATCAAGTCTCTTGCGAAGCAATCCCCGGCTGGAGACTTTGGTTACAAGATTATATACCTTGATGAAGCTGATTCCCTCACAAAAGACGCTCAGGCAGCACTCCGGAGGATCATGGAACAGTATGCGGATAATACCCGCTTCATCCTTTCTTGTAACTACCCAAACAAACTAATTGACCCGATTCAGTCACGGTGTATTTCACTCCCGTTCAAACGACTCGATAACCATCAGGTAAAACAACTCCTTGAACGGATTTGTGAAAAGGCAGATGTTGAGTATGAGGATGAAGCAATTGATTCTATTGTAGATTATACTTCCGGTGATGCTCGCCGGGCTGTTCATACTCTACAAACCTCTGTCGATGAAGGAGTGTTAACAACTGATATTATTGACGTTGTTTCACAGACTGTCCCACAAGACAAGATTGATGAGATGATCGAAAATGCTGCAAGCGCCAACATGGAAGAAGCGCAAGAAACCCTCATCTATGATATTGTTCCCGAAGTTACTGACTACTCTAAGTTTGCGTCCTCGTTGATGAACGCAATCAAGTACAACGATACTATAGAAGATGATGTTCGGTGGTACATCATTAGTCGTTTGGGTGAAACAGAGCGTAACATTCAGGAAGGTTCTAATCCGCACGTTCAGTTGGGTAGCTTCTTGGCACAAATTCCGGTTGCTCGTAACGCTTCGATTCCAAACTACGAATAAGATAAATCATGCGAGATATTTGGGAAGAGGCTGTAATTGAAGAAACCGGACTCCCTTACGAAGCTGAAAACTATCGAGTAGAAGAAGATAGAGAAAGGAATGACTTTGTACTTATAAACAAACTTACCGGTGAAAGGACATTTGTTTCAAACATATGCCCCTCTTGTAAGCAAAAGATGTTTATGAATGAAAAGACAAATGAGTTGTACTGTGCAAGGTGTGATACATGAGCAATAAAACTTTATCAGAAAGGGATAAAA